CGAGATTGGGGAACAGTCAGTGGGACGATGGGTTGTGACATAAAAAATCCTCCAGTTTGTTTTTTATAACAGTATACTGGAGGAAGGAGTGATTGGATAGATACCTTGTTATTGGGCGCTTACAGTTTTCCATGATATCTGCCACATTTGATTTCATTTTCTTGGTAACATGGGTATAAATTTGGATAGTTGTCTTGGCATCTGCATGTCCTACACGGTCCATAATAGCTTTTAAAGGGACATTATTCTCAGCAAGACGGCTGACAAGGGTATGGCGGAAGATATGGCTAGTCAGGTTTTTCTGAATTGGCTTCTCAAGTCTTTCGTTAGCTTTCTTCAAGGCTAGATTGAAAGAGTTGGTCTGGATTGGAACACCATTCTTGGTTGTAAAGATGTAGCCCATGTCTTTATATCGTGGGTTGGTATTTTTTTCTAGCTCATTCATAAATTCAAACTCTTGAATAATTTCCATTTCTCGCTTGGTCATGAATGTTTCACGGTACGAAGCAACGGTCTTTGGAGTTGTTTTCTCGCCATTTCGGTAGCCTTCGGTATGATCATATGTTCCATGGAGTTCTAATTGCCTGGTCTCAAAATCTCGATCTTCAGGCTCGATGCAGATTAGCTCTCCAATTCGACAACCATTCAAACTCATAAATTCCCCGGCTAATCCAATTCGGTATGTGCTAGGTCTGCGACAGAGTTCTTCAAGTAGTGGTTTTATTTCTTCTTCCTCAAGATATTTTTCTTCAATCTTTTTCCAGTCTTCCAAAGTCTTTTTGATCCGTGGCAGTTTGGCTCGTCTAGCAGGATTGTCTTTGATAATGTCTAGGTCGACTGCATAATCAAAGGCAAGGTTCAGCATGGATTTGTTACGCTCTTTCTTGTTCCTAGAGCAATCCAGGTTGTCTAGGTAATTTTGGACGTATTTTGGGTCAATATTGACAACCTTAATATCAATTCCAAAGCTTTCTCTAATATCTCTTATATTGCCTCTCAGAGAGGCTATAGAGGAGGGTTTTATCTCTTGCTGGTAAAATCCCCACCATTGGTCGAATAAATCAGTAAATAGCATTTCAGAGCTTTTCAGCTTGCTGAGGATGTCCGCTATCTTTGCATCCAGTATTTTCTGTGCTTGTTTCTGTGCTCTACTTGAATTACTTGTCAAGATTGTAGCTACTCTTTTCCACTTGCCAGTGTATGGGTCTTTATAACGTTCAAAAAATTTATATCTACCGTCTTTTAGTTGCTCATCCCACATTGTTTTTTACCTCATTTTCTGATAAAATGGGTACGGTAAAGAGGGCCATTTAATACCTATTCTTTATTGTACAAGATACCTCACACTCAAGGTTTGGCGACGGAGAGTGTGGGGATTTTTTTGTTAATTCAGCAAATTAAGCCAATTATCTGGGAAACCTAGGTCAATTGGTTGAATTTTTTCGCTATACCTATTCATAATTTCGACGAATTTACCTCTATTGGTTTCCCAGATTGGAGAATCTTCCAAGAGGGTTTTTAGCATCAAAATATGAACAAATAATTTATTTGTATTATGACGTTTTGTGTGGTGCTTTTCCCAACGAGGGGTATTGATGAATGAAACTCCGTAGAGCCTCATATTGTGAGCAATTTTATTTCTTAGTATTCTTAGGTTATCAATCCAGCTATCCAAAGTACCAGGAGAGAGATTCAGTTCTTTGCTGATATTTTTCCTGTCTCTGCTAGGGATATTCTTATAGAGATATTTGAGATTTCCAAGTGTCAGCAAATTGACAGCTACCCAGATTGGGAATTGTCCACGGTACTTATTGATATGGTGCTTGACAAATAATACTTCACTATTATTAGCAATACTTTTTTGGAAATCGGTCATAAAGCGTTGATGATCTTTTGCTGATTTCCAATAGTTGGCATCTGTATAGATTAGAGGGTCATCTTTGTGATGAACCGCGATATTATATGCTATGCGTGTTTTTAGCATTTCCTCTGCTTCAGATATGAGGGACATCAAAATCGTTCTCATCTCACTATCGAAGTAATAGCGTGTGATGGCCAATTCTACGGATGTGCCAGGCTGATAGTATCCTGTAATTTTATCTTTGAAGGGAAATAGGTAGCCTGTAATTGTATAATAATTGACATTTTGAAGGGTTCTATACGCTTTCTGATAGTCCGGTATATCTAATCCTCGTTCTTTCAACTGACTTAGTTGTTCATCAATTGTTTTACCTTGCTTCATAGCTGCTCCTTATAAAACAAAAAACGACTTAGCACTGGTACGCTGCAAGGTGCAAGCGTTGCTAAGTCTTAATCATAGGTATATGATAAAACATTAGCGAATATTTGTCAAACGAAAATGTTCTTAAAAAGATACTTTTGTTTTTTATATTGTATTTACCTCTCCCTATACACCTCCACGACTTTGCGATGATAGTGGAATAGTCGGGTGGCAGTGCGCTTTTCGTCTTAACCAATATGATGCGTATGTTTAGTAATCCATTGATCAAGTTTGATATTTAACCAGAATGAGTAGATACCTAATGTAACGATAGTTAACAATAGCCATTTTATCCAGTTTCCGAATAACTGCATTGCAGATCCGTCAAAGTAGAGTCTTTGGCCATCGATTACTGTATGCTTAGTTTTCCAACTAATCATGATGCAAATTCCCCAAGGAGCACATATACCAAAGGTGCAGATAGTAATTAGTGCAGCAAGTAAACTGTGTCCAATATAACTTAATAATCCGCCGTCAAAATAACTCTCGTTCTGTGTGTATACATTTACTGTGACGTTATTTTCCATATAAATCTCCTGCCCGTTTTTCGTGCTGTGGGCGTGCACGTATTTTTAATTAACTAAGTTATTAAACTCTTCAATTACCACAGGGGTCATTTCTCCCTATAAATATCCACGACTTCCCCGATGGTTCGGAAGTCGGTGTCTGCTGTGATTGGGATGTTGTCATAGTCTTTATTGAGTGATTCTAAACAGTCGTTTTTTAATTTCTTGACATAATTTTCGCCGTCCACTTGAAAGATGCCGATTTTGTTTAGATCTACCTGGTTCTTGAGTTTAATAAATAAAAAGTCGCCGTTTTTGATTTTCGGCACCATCGAATGACCAACGACGACAGCAACTGTGTCATAGTCTTTTTCATCTGGTATATCGTCTGCGTAGAAGTCTACCATAGTGTCATGGTCATCCTCTTGCCAGTAGCCTGTGCCTGCTGAGACTTTACCAGGTACAGATAAACTAATACGCTTTCTAGCGTCGTATTTTGCACGTTTTTCTGATATGTTAATAACTTTCCCTTGCTCTTCGGCTAGAAGAGTCTCAGAGGTTGCTAAAAGCTTATTCTTGAGTGTGTCATTGAGCTTGGAATAGTTGGATAAGAGAATGGCTTGCCGTGGGTCGAAGTTGGGAAGAGGGATGGAAGAAGGGAATGTGGATTTTTCTTCTTTAAATGTTGTATCAATATCTGATTTTTTTATTCCAAAAAAATCTGCTAATTTTTGTATCACTCCAAAAGAAGGAGCACTTCTTAGTTTCATATAGTCGGTCATAGTGCTCGGAGTAATACCGACTTCCTTAGCAAGCTCTTTTTGAGTGATGCCACGTTGTTTTCTGTAATAGGTAATATTTTCAGCGATAACTTGCATCCGCTTTTTTTCGTCCATATCCATCACCTTTCTATCGTTTTATAACCGTATTATATATCATTTTTGATAGCCTATCAAACAAAAATACGAAAAAAACTTATTTTTTATACTTAGGGTTGGCAATACGAAAATTTCGTCTCATAATCTAATCAAGGTCAAGGAAATGACCGAATAAAAAGCCCATAAGGGCGGAAAGGAGGAGAAGTTAGTGTCTGAGTTTGATATATTGGATTGAAGTTATAAAAAACGTACTCTATCTGCTTCATAGAGTACGCTACGGAAATTGATCTGCTCAAGCTAGAAGCAGTAGCTAACAACGCTTCACCGGTATCGTCCCCGGCACTGTAGTTGAAATAGAATTTGATTCTCGATTTTGGATATCCGGTTCCTCGTCACTTTAGCGAGTGACAGCTTGTTTAACTATTTGTGGCGGTCTAGCTAAGACCCCAAAGAGGTTCCAGTCTCCCCTATTAAACCTTGCTAGTCAAGTACGGTAGGCAAAAGGAAAACCTACAAATTAATCCAAATTCTACTGAGACACAGTTCCTTTCAAAAAATCGGACATTAATTTATCCTCCTTTCATTTCAAGGTGTATTTATTATAATGCATAAACATTGAAAAATCAATATAGAGGAGGTGAGAACGTTATGTGGGAAAAAATTGAAAAACTGCTAAAATAAAAAAGTGTGACTAAAAATAAGCTTGCTACGCTTGCAGGTATCAATAAAAATAGTCTAATTGATTTAAAAATGGGTAGAAAGAAATCCTTGAAGTTTGAGGATGTAGTCAAAATCGCTGATGCATTAGACACCAGCCTGGATGAATTTAGAAAGGAGTGAGGGGTATTGACGAAAAAACAGAGATTACGTGAACAGTTTTTGGAGCCAACAAAAGCCTTTTGCGTCAAAGAAGGGCAAAATTTTGGTAATTTTCTATATTACACATTCTCGTTTTAATACAATAAAAAAACCAGC